GAGATTTCCTGTAATGTTAATTGTATGGCGTGTGCCTGTCCTAATAAATACTTGTATTTCTCCATATTGTCAACACCTCCACTAATCATGGTGTCTCCAATTTGTTGAAGAGCATCTCTTAGTCTTCTTTGTGTTTTATAGATTATAGTAATTGGATCATCTGCCATTAACAATTCCATTTTCTAAGACTTTTATTAATCCTAGAATTGGGATCATTAGCAGTTTTTGCTGATGTAAGTCTCTTCTTCATTCCACTCATTCTAGCGCAGAAACTCTTTCTGCGATTGGCAGCTTTAGAACCTTTTTTTAATTTTGATGGTTTGGTAGTAACCGCCATAGATAATTTAGAACCAGGATTTGCAGCTCTGTAAGATGCAATACCTTTTCTATTTAATCCACCTGATTTAGATTTACCTTCTTTTCTTTGCCATGCCGCTGTTCTTGCCATATTATTTTCCTTGTGACTTTTTAATAGCTTTAGCGGTAGGTGCTCCTTTAGATCCAGCTTTTCTCATTTTCTCACCTGATCCTGCAGCAATTCTTTTTTTCTTTTGTTGAATATTGTACCAAAGACCTTTTTTAGCCATGGTTCCTTTTTTAGTTTTATGATAACCCTTCATCATTATTTTTTACCTTTGTGTTTTGCACCTTTCATCATTTTACCATTTGGCATTTTATGCATTTTTTCTTTTTTCTTTTTCATTAGTTGTTCTCTTTTTTACAATTACAATCATGATTACATTTACAAGGAATGATTTTAAATATTTTACAAATCATCCATTGCAATAAGTTAAGAATTTTACAAGCTACCCAAACTACTGCATCTTTTATTTTGATTAGTATTTCCATATGTCCTCCTTTATTTTACCTTTTTTCCGTATTTGAATTTTTTTCTTTTAGAATATTCACCTTTGGTTTCTGTCTCAAATTTTTTTAATTTAAGTTTGGTACCATTCATAACACCTTTTGATTTTAATTTCTTCACACTCATCTTCATCATATTATCTTTTTCTAGCCTTTCCCCAACCTTTAATCTGACATGATTGTTTTACCATACCACCATGTTTATAAGATTCAAACTCCATAGGAGTTTCCATTTCATAAATATCTTCTCTTACTTTTTCAAGTTGTCGTTTCTGTCTTTTAGTGTCTCTTAATGTTTTAGCAGCTTCCACTGTTCTTTTAGAAGTTCTAGTTGATTCTCCAGTATCCTTATAATAAGATAAAGGTCTTTTTGCTTTTTCAATTGCTTCTGATCCTGATGCTGCAGCTCCTTCAGACTCCTTAATAGCTTTATTGACTCTTTTAATTAATCCTACTTTTCCTCTACCTTCTACAGTAGATTTCCCAACAGGCCTAATCATCTCATAACCTTTTTTAGCAACATCAGCTGCTTTTTTTCCTAATTTAAAATATTTTAATACCATATTATTTTCCTTTTTTTGTGTTTATAATATCTGTTGCCTTAATTCCATATACGGCAGCTACGACTGAAATCCATAAACCAGTTATCCACCAAGGCATACCCTGTAATTTTTCAAAATACAAGTTTAATTTTCGTTCCATATCAGCATCTTCTGCAAATACAGAATATGCTAACAAAAACAGAGGGCTCGACAACGTCAAAAGTATGAATTCGTCCTTCCAGTCCCCTTTTTGTGAATCTAATGCTTTACCTTGATACTCAATTTCCCCTCTTTTCATTTTTTCTGCATGCAAAAGAGCAGCTTCTGACATTGCAACTTCAGATTTTTTCTTATTCTGATAGATTTCAAAGCCAGCTTTTAATCCAGATCCTAATAAACCCCATGGAAACATTTATTTTTTCCTTTTTTTACTCATTTTGGCTTCAGAAAGTGCAATGGCAATTGCCTGTTTAGGATTTTTTACAATTTTTCCTGATTTTCCGCTATGAAGTTTTCCTTTTTTGAATTCTCTTATAACTTTTGCGACCTTTTTAGGTCCTTTACTGATTTGTTTTCTCATTTGTGTCCTACCTATTGTCATTTTGTTTTAATCTAGCTTGCAAAACTGTCTTATCAATAGAAGTTTGTGCTCTTAACTTAGCTAAATCTTCGTTTTGTTCAAGTTTGTCTTCTTGATTACCCTGGTTCATCATTGCTTTCGCTTTGTCCAAGTTAATTCTTTGTTCCATTTCTTGTTTCTTACGTTCATTTTCCATTGCTCGTAAGTCTACTTCTCTTGCTTTTAATTTTAATAATGGATCCGAGTCAAATTGAGAAGTAATTTGGTTTTCTTCTTTTGCAAATTCAGCAGTCATCTCTGCAATCAATTGTGCTTTTCTTGCTTCAATTTTTTGTGTCATCATTTGCACTTGTTGCATCATTTGTGGATTTTGTTGTAATGCCATTGGATTCTGTTGTATTGCTTGTAATTGCATTAACTCTTGTTGAAATTCTAATTGAACTTGTTCTTGAGCCATAATGCTAATGTGTTCTAATATATTTTTCTGGATTGCACCCATCACCATCGGAGCATTTTTTACCATATTCAATTGCATAAAATTTAAGTGTGCTTCAATGTGAGATCTATGATCTTGTCCAGGGAAAGCTTGGAATGGTTGAGCTGCAAATGCTCTAATGTGTTCTAAACTTGGATCCATGGGCATCGGTTGTTGAGGCGGAGGTAAAATAGAACTAATATCTTTTACTCCTAGTGCTTCATACATAGATCGATACGCATTATATAAATTATGCATTTGTGGATTGGTTTGCGCTAATTGTAATTGCGCTTGTGCCATAGAAATTCTTTGTGTTTGAGAAAAGATGTTAGGATCTGCTACAGGTAAAATATCTACTCTATCATCAAAATCTGTTACTTTAATATTTCGTTGTCCACCGACCACATCATATGGATATTCTTGTGGTAAATACGTTTTAAATACATTAGCTAATAATTTAAATTCTTGTTTCAGTCCTACATACAATCGTTTGTGAATAGCAGACATCACACGCGATCCACGTTCCAATAACGCTACTGTGGTTCCCACGGCAGCTCCTTGATTACCGTCACCCACTTGCAAATCAGCAATAGCCGCGAAGCGTTGACCTGCTGTTACCACTGCTCCTAATAATTGCATCAATACAGGAGAAGGTTCTTTGAATGGCAATGCCATAAAGTGATCTCTAATATTACCCCCTGGTGCGTCAACATCTCTCCACTCACCAGGTTGTAATGGTTGTGCATCGTCCCTAACTCGTAAACCTCTGGTTTTAAAACCAGCAGGTAAATTACTTAATGTACCAGCATCTAACAATTGTCTTAATGCAGAAGTTGCAGTTCTAGTTAATCCACCAATCATGTGAATTAATCCAAAACCATAAAATCCTAAACCTGGTAAAAATTTGTAATGTACAAAATAATTAATTTTATTTTTCTTTAAATCATTTTCTAAATAGTTTCGTCGGACGGCTAAAACTTTTCTAGAATCTTGTTCTACTGTAACAACATACGGTAGTTTAATTCCTGTGGGCTCACCATTTGAATCTGTATCTTCAAAACCTTCTAAATCTAAATTTACATGACACTCTAATAACGTATAAATATCATCTTGTTTGTTTTGTTTAATTCCTTCTAAGTCTTGTTCTTTTTTAGTAATATCATCTTGGTTCATGGCAGGTGCATTTAAATCTACATCTGCATAAAATCCTCCTACTTGTTGTTTTCGTAAATCATTTTCAGAAATTTTAATGACATGAATAATAGCTTCTGCATCTTCTAAAGAAGTTGCTGAATAAGGAACTACTAAATCATCGGCAGGAATAAATTTAGAAACAGCTCTTCCTAATAAATCATCGTAGTATACTTTTTTAAAAGTGGATCCGCTTAAAGGTAAATAGAAAAGCATTTGATCAAATTCAGATTCATATTCTTTCATTTGATCCATCACTTGATAGTTCATGAAATCTTTAACACGTTGTGCTTGATCTACTTTAGGAGGAGTAATCGTTCCTAAAATTTGAGTTCGTACAGGTCCTTCTGCTGGTAATAATTCTTTATAAGCTTGTGCTTGAAATTGAGTAACTGCTTCTGCTAATACTGGGTGATTGACTCCTGAAGCTCCTCTAAATGGTTCTGTTCTTCTCTCGTATTTAAATCCTAATAAATCTAAACCATTAGTATAAGTTTGCTCCCAGTCTTTTCTAGAAGAACGATAATCTAAATAATCAGAAGTTAACTTTGCTCCTACAGGATCTAAAATGTCTTCATCTAATACTTCAGCTAAATTAGCAAAGTGTCCTTGCATAGGCATATCTGTTGCCGTAGGATCAAAAGATACTTCTACTCCACCATCTTCAGTGGGAGTAATTTCTGTTCCTTCTGTAGATTCAATTGGTTGTTCTTCTGTTGTTATTTCTGTAGGAATTGCAACATCTTGTTGTTGAAATTCATTGGGTAATGACTTGTCTATTTCCGCCATGTATTATCTCCAACCTTTTTTTGCTAATCTAGGTTTACCTGATCTAACTAATCCGCCTTTTGCAAATGAACCTTCTGTTTCAGAAATATCTTTATCATAATGACCTTCACTAAGTTTTTTTATTTCCTTTGCTACTCCAGATGCTCCTATTGCAGCCATGGTTCTTTTAGGTTTACTCATCAATGCTTTACTAAATTTTGATTCTGCGCCTACCGTTTTGTATATTTTTTCACCTACTTTTTTTGTTCCTTTTTTAACAGCTTGAGCACCTTTTTTAATAGCTTCTTTAACTGCCATAACTGGTCTACCCATACGAGCTAAAGCTATACCAGCTGGACTCGTTTCCTCTAAATCATCCTGCATAGGATTGATGGATATAATGTTTTTATTTTTCTTTGATTTTTTTATTTCTGCCATTTTGATAACTTATCTTTTTCTGAACAAACTTTCAACACCTTCTGACATAGGTCCTCTTTTCGGAGGTATAGTATCAGTTAATCCGCCATTTGCAAACTCTTTTCTAAAATTAAATCCAAATGATGGTTTTCCATTACCAAATGTGGCACCTGCTGAAAAATTATCACTTGGGTTATAATCTATACCAAACATAGGTCTTCCTTGATTCATCATGGCGCTAACACCTAGATCTCCTCGTTGAAAGTTAATACCATAATCAAAAGGTTTTTGTGCCCCCATTCCAAATCCACCTTCTACAGTAAAGTTATTTCCTGAATAAATAGGAATAGTCTCAACTCCATTGGGAGAAGATAACATGCTTTTAATAATCATCTTAGCTGCTTCTTTAGGATCTGATGTTTGAAAACCATCTTCCGATACAGGAGGCATTCCTACTGCACCACCACCTGCTTTTGGTTCTCTTAAATGTCGTTTTAATTTATTCGCTAATTCTTCTAAACCTTTATAGCCACCAGAAATTTCTTCTTTCCAATCTTTAGTATAATCATTAGGCCCCATAAATTCATAAACTTGTTCTCCTTCATAATACTCATCAGGTGGTGTTTTCCCTTTAGTAACTTCGTCAGGTATTCCTTTTCTTACTCCCATTTCAGCTTGGAATCCTCTGTCTGTTTCAAAACCAATGGCTACATCCTCTCTACCATCAACAACTTTTACTTTTTGTTTGGTAACAGGATGTGTATATTCATATGCAGTGTAGTCTCTAGTAGACTTAGTTGGTTTACCAAATTTTTTTACACCAGCCACTAAATCATAAAAGAAACTAGGCATACCTTGTTCTGATAAAAATTTAGGTACTGCTTCTAATGTTTTGGATGCTGGTTTTGCAAATTTAAAATATTTACCTAATACAGGTAGAGCAGCTACTCCTCCTAGTAATTTTAAAAATCCTCTACGGTCCATAATTATTCCTCATCGTTTCTAACTGAATAAAATAAATCTTTTAAAGTCATATCATTTTCTGGTGCAAAGCCTATATTAAGAGGATCTGTTCTCATTAACTCTTCACTTAAAGCTCTTCGTTCTGCGTATTTTTTTTGAGCTTCTCCTAGATTGTATGCTACTTCGGCTCCAGTATCAACTCCCACTGAACCAAAACGAGCTCGATCATAAGCACTCTTAATTCCTTCAAATCGATCCAAATCCTCTTTAGATGGAGATGTAGGAATATAGTCTGCTTCCCCATAACCAGAAGTACCCATGGTTTCATATTGAGGAGTATAGATTCTATCTAGTACTTTTTTATCCTCTTCGGATTTTGCAAAATCATATAAATTCTTTTTTTCTTTTATAGCTTCAAAAGGACCCGTTCCTGTGAAAAATCTAAATGGAGTATCTGCTATAGTTCCCAACAATTCACCAGGTGTTTCATATGCTGCTCTATCTACAATATGCTTACCTTCCATTCCAACAATAACTGGTGGCAATATTCTTTTAACAGTAAAACCAAGTATTCCTTCTCCTGCTTTAATTCCAGTTCCAAGACCAGGGACTTGTTTTGCTCTTTGATAAATATCTTTAGCACTTTGTATAGTTTTAGAAAGAGTTTCCATAGCTCCTTGCCTTACCATAGGAGTAGTTGCAGCGGCCGCAGCTGTCACCGAAGCTGCAGTAGCGGCAGGTGACATTTCTGCAGTTTGAATATCCTCTGGTTTACCTTTAAATTTATCAAATGCAGCTCCTGCACCTACAGCGGCTGTAGTTAAAAATGCTTTCATAGGTGTGCTGATACCTGGAATGTTTTTACCTTGATTAAATGCTTTTTGTAAATTTTTCCAATCTTCTTTTGTATATCCTTTCAGTGTGCCTTGTACAAAATTTTCTACGGCTCTTAAACCACCTAACGCAGTTGTAGGTCCTCCTCCATATCTTCTTCCATTAATAACAACAGAAGCTCCAGAATTTTTTAAAAAATTTATATTTTCTGGAGTTATATTTTTAGAGTCTGCTCTCATAAGTTTTTCAATACCTGCAATTTTAGCATTAATTAATTTATTTAATAATTGATAGTCTCCTGTAGGTCTAATAGATACTCCTGACTGGTGATGTAATACTAAAGCTCTTTCTGTTTGTTTTACTCCTTTTTCATTAATCATATAGTTCAATAAACTATTTAAAGTAATTCTATCGTTTTGAATTCCACCTTTTGTTAAAATTTTTGTAATAGCTTCATTAGGAGAATGATGCACTCGTTTAGCTATATTAAAATACTTTTCAGTATTTTTAAAATCTGGGTGATTTAGTTTTGGGTCTTCATTTCCTCCTATTAAAACTCCATTAAATTTTTTAGCGTATTTTTTAGTGGAAAAATAAGTTCTACCTTCTCCAAATTCTGAGTTGTCTGTAAATCCAACTATTATTTTTTTACCATTAATAGTAGAATATTTTGGAACATAATTTGTATTACCTTGTCGACGAGCTCTTTCCATTTGCATCATCATCCAACCTTGCGGTCTTCCAAGATCTGCTGATACTTTAAATTGTTTTGGATCATTAATAAAATTAATAATTCTTGCACCAAGGTTCATATTTTGATCTTTAGTTCCAGGAATACCATATTTGTATTTTTCAAAATCCCATTCTTGAACTCCTGTTGGTAAAGGAAACTTTGCAACAATTAATTTTTGAACATCAAGAGGTAACATATCTTTTACTGTTTTCTGATAATCTCTTTTTACAAAATTAAAAATACTAGTATATTGAGGATTTCTTTTATTACCTATTTTAGGAGGAACACCTAATTTTTGATTGGGTCCAAATTTAAAATCTACATCAGGAAATGCCTTTTTAATTAAATTTTGTTGGTCTTTGGTTAATGGATTTCTTTCTGATGTAATATTAACTACATTAGGACTTCTTGAATAATATTTTTGAACTCTGTCTTTTTCTGATTGAGTAGTTAAATCTTTAAAATCTTTTTGAAAAAACTCTTGAGAATATTTATTTAACATTGTTAATTTTTTAGGATCTATTTTTTTGTGTCGTTGTTGAACAAGGCTTTGAATATTTTTTGTTTTTTCTTGAAATTCTTTTGAAAGTTTATTAGCTTCTTCTAAAGTAAGTCCTGATCGACTTTTAATGTTTTTACCACCTTTTTGTAATCGTACATAATATTGACCTGGTCTTTTTAAAAAAACTCCTAGTTCTTGTTTACCAGCATACCCACCAGGCCCATCCACCAATCCACGTTTCGCGGTTATAGGTCCGCCATTTGCAAATTCTCCTTTGCCTTGCATTTTATCTAAAATCTTTTCAAACATTACTTCCTCATAAACATGGTTATCAGACCGCCGTCCGCGTTTGGCTTACGACCAGATTTTATAAATTGATCATATTCATATTCACTAAACATTTTATCAAACATATTATCAAACATATTTGAATCATCGTTAGGTGCAATTGGTCCTTTTCTATCTGTATCTAAATCTTCTCTAAGTTTAAAAGTATGTGATGGTTTTTTAATTTGAAAATCTACGGTACCGTCATCATATTTTATAAATCTTTGGTTTTTAGGTAAATCAGACATTAACTGATTCCAAACATTTTCATTTTCTGCAAGCTTTGGATTTTTTTCTAATTCTTTAATAAAATTAGGGAAAGTGTTTTTAACATACTTTACTTCAGATGGATCCATTCCCATTTTGTCTGCATCCTTTATAGTATTTTTTAATCTAGCAATAATAGCTTCTGCCGCAGTAAATTGACCTTTTGTTTTTATTTTTTTTGCTTTTTCTAAATCTGTTGTATCTGGAGCAAGTCCAGTTTCACCAAAATTTTCTGAAGTAATAGGATCTCCTTTTTTATACTTTGCTTTAGTTTTTGTTTTATTAGCTTTTTTTAAAGCATCTAAGATTTTTTTACCTTTTAAAATTCCACCTGCCATCAATCCAACTCGTCCACCGTCCGCGAACATATCTTCAGGATCCTCTATTTCTAAATTTTTCTTTTCTAACAATCGCTCACGTGATTGCATATTTTGTGCTTCTAATTTATTTTTTAAAGCTTGTTCTCTTAGTTTTGGATCTTCTAAAGGAATAGCTTCAATCCCTGCTGGTTTTGATTTTGGTTTAACAGGAAGTTTAGGTGGATTAGAATAAAGTTTAACTGCATCCTCTGGACTTAATTTTTCTAAATCTGCTCCAGCTCCCATTAATTTTTCTCTAATACGAAGAGCTGTATTTTCTAAAAATTTAATTTCTTGAGGATTCGGGAAACGTTTATTTGCTTGTGCAAATCCTTTTAGTAAGAACTGATATATTTCCCAGCCGTATCGTAACATTAGTAATATTTAATCTCCTGTTGTGGAAGTGGCTCGTCTTCGTAGTCTTCAGGGTGAGATACAAAACCTCCTTGCCTAAATCTCATGACAGCTTGCGTCATAGAGTCTACTAAGTCGTCATTGTCTCCATAAGGAAACGCAGCACACTCCTCAATTACCTCTTCTGCAAACTTTTGCTCTGGCGCCCAAATCATGCCCGACTCAAACATCGGTGCTACGGCGTTTACTCTAGCGTGTTTATCATTCCCTTTAGAAGGAGTGAAATTAACCACGGGGATTCCCATTTTACGCAATTCATACGTTAAAGGCAAGCCCGAAGCTTTAGATTCTATCACAACTGTCTCAGGTTTCCAATAAGCATATTGCTCTAGTGCTTTACGTCTTAACTCAGGAAACTCTAGTCTTTCCTTGACTGCATCTAATAAAATCAAGTTAGCAGCACTATCTGCATTAGGATAAAATACACCCCAGGTAGTAATAGCAGAATAATCTGCCGTTTCTTTTTTCAAGAAAGCAGTATCATAACTTTGAATGACATGCTGTAAAGGTGGTACATAATCCTTATCCCACACGTTCCACCATTCACGTTTAATGATAGATCCTTCTTCAGAAGTAGGATTCTGCATCCATTGCGCGTTCCACTTTCCAATACTAAGAGATGCTTTGACCCCTTCTAATTCATCTAGCTTCCAAAACTCTGGCCATACAGGTTCACCACTTGGCATGATCGCAGGAAACTCAATCACTTCCCATTGATCGGACTTTGCTTCTTTTTGTGCTTTCATCAACATACCTGTTAAATCTTTCGTGCTCCATCTAGTCATAACCAAGACAATCGTTCCGCCTGGTTGTAAACGCTGACGAGGTCCTGATGTATACCATTCATACGCTCGTTCCATAGCAGCCGCGTTCAGCGCATCTTGTTCCGAGTGTGGGTCGTCAATAATCAACAAGTCCGCACCACGGCCCGTGATTGCCGAACCAACACCAGCAGCATAGTATTCACCACCTTGTGCTGTTTCCCATTTACCAGCGGCTTGAGAATCCTCTCTTAGCCTAGTATCAAATACTTCCTTATACTCAGGAGAGTCCATTAAGTTTTTTGCTTTTCTACCGAAACGCACAGCGAGCTCCGTGGTGTGTGTGGATTGGATAATTTTTAATTTTGGATTCCTACCAATCATCCACGCAGGAAGTAAGAAGGAACTAAATTCAGATTTCGTGTGCCGCGGAGGCATATTAATAATAATTCTTTTTAGTTCACCATTTGCAATTTTATTAAATTTTTCTGCAATAATTTTATGATGGGACCCTTCTATAAATTCAGGCCATACATGTTTTACAAAACTCATAAAATCATTATTGACCAGGGACCCCTTTTTCTTTTCTGACAATTTAATTGCCAGCTTCATAAATTCCTTCTTAGCGTCAGGAGGTAGTTTATCTAAATTTAATTTATCTAAGTTCATTCGAAAAAAAAATTCTACAAAATTTTTGCACCTTTATTTATAACTCAAAAGTATTTTAACTTCTATTTAAGTCTAAATCAAGCAATTCAACCTAAAGTAGTGGGACCCCTTTTTTAAAAATGGGTGGGTGGGCCCAAGGCCGCAGGCTAGTTTTGAAATGGGATTGGTACCTCTATTGCCGCGCGAAGCGCGGCGCGCGCAACTGGAGCGCGAAGCGCGGGGTGCGACATATTGTCGCACCCTGCATTATTATATTGACACTATTACCAGCCTTGGTTAACAGCGCCCTTAACTAATATCATCTTACCTACCATGTAATCACTACCCGCACCATAACTCTCGTCCCAATGTTTCTGTGCCTCGGGATTGTGTGGTAATCGTTTTAACTTTCCTTCCTCATCGCATAACAATCGGTCACCATTCTCTAATGGTACACTTTGAATATAACCACCAATGAATTGCTTTGCCTCATCATAAGTAGGTTCTTCTTTATCGTATACTTTAAATTGTGGATCTACTTTTAATGTTATTGTCATATGTTTTCCTTTCTGTTTAGCGGCGCACAACCTGTGATTGATTGTGCGCCTAACCTTGTAATGTGAGTTAGTTATTATCAAGGCTCATAACTCAGGAGCCAAAAACAGATTATCAAATATGGGATAATCTGTCAATCATTATATTGGTCAAGATTGTCGCACCCCCTCGTTAATAATTTGAATTTCTTTAGCTTGATAATCATCGCCTCGCCAATTCTGATAAGTTTCAGTAGTCACATTGATAGGAGTTTCAAGGGGTTCATTCCTTGGTGCAATGTTTCTGCACTCGTTTGCGTACTTATGAAAAAAATCATTCCAACAACCTTGACTACAAAAATACTGCCAACCACCATTACGATTGTATTGAGTTATTTTTACTTTTCTAGTTCTTAGAACTTTGTTTCCTTTAACACCTCTTACCCTATCTTGTGTCTTATGAGTATGACACTCAGGACCATGACACCAATTATAGTCGCTCATTTTTTTCCCTCGCTTTTTTGTTTTGGTATTCGATTGCCTCGAATGTTCCTAACATACCTAATAATGCTAACATTACTAAACCGAACACACCAAGTCCGATTGCTACTAAATGTATTATACTCATTGTTTATCCTTTCTGTTTTCTTCATTGTACCACATTGTGTGGTACAATGAAATGGTCATTATTGTCGCACCTATGAGGCGATTCTCATTGCCTCGGTTAATACTAAAGTTTCCTGAAATTTAACAATATGATAACTTCTGTCGCTATCAGTATTAATTAAATTATATCCTCTTAGTTTATCGTTAGCTATATCAATATCATCAGTTTTATCTTTGATATAATAACTGTCAGGGGATAATTTATATTTTAGTTTTTCTATTATTAAGTACATATGTTTTCCTTTCGTTATGCTATTTGTTTAATTGTCCACTCGTTAGTCGCTGTTCTATAACCCATTTTGTCTAAATCAAAATAAACAAAATACTTTTGGTTATTTCTTTTGCTGATACCCTCTCTTGTTTTGTCATCAGTTTTTCCTTTACGAGTGATGAACTTTTTATCTTTGTGTGAGTAGTAAGTTATATTAAACATTTTTTATCCTTTCTGTTATTATGGGATAATCTAACATAGATTATCCCATAGGTCAATACTTATTATTGGACAGATTGTCGCATTAAAGATTTATAGTATGCAATCTTTTCTTCTCTACTTGCAAACTCATCATCTTTATCAGTTAACATATCTGCCAAATTGCTTGGACTAAATACTGACAATGCCATTGATGATTGTTCATTGACAATGCTTTCATTTAAAGCAATTCCAAGTTTGTCAAACAATTCTTTTGCTTGGCTATACTTGGTATAACTTTTGATACCTTGTTCAAAAGTTTTAAGTTTTTTATCAAGGTATTGAAAAAATTGTTCGTGAGTAGTAGCAACTTTTTCACACGCAATTTTAAAAGTTTTAAATACCGAGTGTGTGGTATCATCAACTTTGAATTGCCTCTCGCCACAATAACTACGACCAATTACTTCAATCATATATTTTTGTTTCCACTCATTTTTATAATTGGTTGTACTGTGATTGTTTTGATTAGACCTATTAAAACCAAGATACTCATTAGCTTGGTTTTCAATTTCATAGTATCGAGGATTTTTTTTATCATTACTCCAACGATATCTGAAATCTGCGTCAATGTTTTTTGCTTTTAATTCATCATAGTAATATGCGTATGCAAAATCATAATGGCTTTTATCTAAACCAAAATTAATATTTATTTCATTGTCATTCGTATATTCTCTACCCTCACTACTAGTTTCAATAGTAGGGTTTGTGAAGTTAAAACAATTATCCTCATATATGTCGCCACCATGTTCGCCATACTTTGCTCTCATAGCTTTAACAGTATCGACATCATCTTGAGGTTGATAAGACCTAACAACTTTATGTGCTAACTCAAATACTTTTGGTACTAAGTCATCATAAGTTTGTTTTGCCTCAATCATAGCTTTACGAAATTTATTTGATACATCACTTCGTAAATGGTTTTCGTAATGCTGAACAAGTGCTTTTCTTTTTTCAGCATTAAGTCTTATGTCTTGTGTCATATGTTTTCCTTTCGTTGATTTGTTTCACTATACCATACCTCAATAAAAAAAATCAAACTGACATAGTGTCGCACCTACCTGCGACATTTTGTCGCGCGACAATTTGATGAATTGACATAACCAGGGGTTGCATTGAGCTGCAGGCCGCATGCGACAATTTGTCAAATAGACTCAAAAATTATTGTTTGATATCCTGGAATTAAAATTTGGATGCAGTGGCTCATCAGCCTGGAGGTAAACGCGCGCAGGTATGAATGATGGGCCGCTGGATCCAAGCTTGATCAGAAATACACAAACGTGGCTTCGGATCCACAAGCTACAAGCTACAAGCCGCAGGCTGCAAGCGTGCGACATTTTGCACCTTGTAGCTAATGATTGGATACGATATATTAGAATAAACAGAAAGGATAAACTATGGACGCTTCAGCAGAACAGTTAAAAAGAATAGCCGACGCTTTAGAAGAAATTCTAAAATTAGTGAAGGCAGATATAGAACGAAGTCAACAATACTACAACCAGAAAGGAAAATAATATGGGCTTAGACCAATATGCAAAAATAAAAGACCAAGATATAGACTTTGAAAAAGTCTATTCTAAAGAATACGAACCAACCAAACACGGCTTCGTATGGCGTAAGCATGCAAGGCTTCAAACATTCATGGCGAATGAGTTCCATGCATTGAACCCTAACTCTTCCGAACCATTTAACGGTGGAGACCAACTTGTGATGACTAAAGATATTATCACACGGTTAAGAAAAGAAATTGATGAAAATTATCATGATAGTTTTTGCTCTGGTGGTTTTTTCTGGGGTCACCAATGGCAGGAGAACGCCGTTGAAGAATACAGAGAGCAAGATAAATTATTCTGTGATTGGGTACTTACCCAGATGGAAAAGGGCAATACAGTAATTTACGAATGCTCATGGTAAGAAGAATTAAACATAATAATTTGTTGCCGTGGTTTACCGATGACCACGGCACGCTGCCCGCGGCCTACGTTAAAAGCTGCAGGAAATTTTTTGATGAGCTAAAAGCAACAAGCAGCAAGCCACAAGCTGCAAGCGACAAGCTGACGCATACTAAAACAAATAAAAATATTTAAATTATAATCATGAAACAATTTAAAGAAATAACTGGGAGCTTATCGAAGCCTTCCAAAATGCCAGGCCACGCCTATGGGCTGCCTGCTAAAGAATGCAAAACTGGTTCTAAGCTAGCGAAGCGTGAAGGCACTACTTGCTCCAGCTGCTATGCACTTAAAGGCTGCTATGTATTTAAAGTAGTTCAGGAAGCACAGTATAAACGACTGGCCGCGATACGCCATCCGCTCTGGACCATTGCTATGGCAGCTCAAATTAATTCTAAAAAAGTAAAATACTTTAGATGGCACGACTCTGGCGACGTCCAGGACCTGAAACACTTAGCCAAAATTTTCAAAGTCTGTACACTATCACCAGACGTGCAGCACTGGATGCCGACGCGCGAAGCGTGGGTTAAGAAATATATTAACCGCGCACCGCGTAACCTGGTGATCAGGTTCAGCGCAACGATGGTTGACCAGGAAGCGCCAGCGAGCTGGCCGCATACATCAACTGTAGTTACTAACCCTGTTCTGGCAACGTGCCCAGCTCCGAAGCAGGACAACGCCTGCAAGGACTGTAGAGCATGCTGGG